GGCAATGGACAACGCGTCAATCAATAGGAACAGGTTCACCAGGTCCTCATCGCGTATGTTGCTTTCGTGGCCAGATAAAAACGGCAAAACCGACAGGTCTTCGGGTTTATCGGGTTCGGGTTCATTGGTTGGTTCGGTGGTTTCCGGTACGCCAGATGCCACCAACAATAAAAACGACAGGTCGTCGGGAACCTTGGTTGATTCCGGTTCCTGTATTCTAGATAAAAACGGCAAAAACGACAGGTCTTCGGAAGGGGCAGCCACTGGCGCTTCTTCGGCCACTGCTTCTGTGTCGACTTCCACAACCCGCTCCTCTTCGGGTTCGGCGGCCACTGGCGCTTCTTCGGCCACTGCTTCTGTGTCGACTTCCACAACCGGCTCCTCTTCGGGTTCGGCAGCCACTGGCGCTTCTTCGGCCACTGCTTCCGTGTCGACTTCCACAACCGGCTCCTCTTCGGGTTCGGCGGCCACTGGCGCTTCTTCGGCCACTGCTTCCGTGTCGAGAGCAGCCGCCGAACCCTCTGGCGCTGACGGCGCGACATTGTTGACAATGAAAAATAACGGTATTACTTTTTCGTTTGTAATTGTCTTAATTGTCTCAATTAAATCGAAAAAAATGCGTTGAAGTGGAATTTTTTCAGCAGGTATTAAAGAATCTGTACCAGATACTGTAGCATATGTATCACGAATAGCAATGCTGGTTCTATCAGTATCATTATAAAAATTAAAATTCTCAATAAATTGGCGTATAACTTTAAATTTTGTTGTTGTAAAATAATTGCTATATTGTTGTTTATCTTCATTTGTTAAAACCCATTCTGTGTCGTCAATAATTAATTTTAATTCAATATATATCTCTGTTGGTATAACTTCGTCTTCCAACAATAGTATATCAAAATCTTTATCATTTTTAACATTTACTTTACTCAGAAATTTCAAAAAATTTGCTGAACCAAAATCTCTTATTTCAATAACATATTTTTTAGAATTATTTTTTTCTGTGACTACAGTGACATCGACTTTATCATCACTGGTATCAAAAAGATTTGTAAATATTTCTTTTAATTTGTTGTTTATAACTTCTTCATTATTATCCATTCAATATTAAAATAATACTTTATAATAATATGAAACAAACTTACAAAACAAAAAATTGTCATCCAGCTAAATCAAAACGAACCATAAAACGGAATACATGCATTACTCACAACACTATAGACGAGATAAAACAGAATGAACATTATGCGAACATTCGCAGTGTAGACCAATTGTACAAAAAGCACAATTGCAACGACGATTTATGTTTGTTGAAGACGACACCTAAACCAATACAACAATTGCTTCTCCGCGATTTCAGACCCGTTATGCCTCAGAAATGGAAAACCAACCCGAATGAATGGTTGTCCAACAAAGACATTCTCGATGTCATTCAACAATACGAAGAGGCGTTTCATTATTTTCATTTTGTTGGCCCGACACCTATCGATTTCGATGCGATGGTAACACCTTCTCAATGTGTTACCGAAGAAATGTGCCAGTTCAATATAGACAATGAACAGAAGCGCGGAAAACAATTCGTCGCCATTGTATTCAATTTAGACAAACACAACGAGAGTGGTTCCCATTGGACATCCATGTTCATCGACATACCACAACAAACAATTTATTATTTTGACAGTGCACACAACAATGTTCCCGCGGAAGTAAAAACATTCGTGAAACGCGTGGCGCCTGAGTTTGCGTTTTTCAGCAATCGTGTGCAGCATCAACGTGGCAACACGGAGTGTGGTATGTATTCCCTTTATTTTATTATACAAATGTTGGTATCTAAACACCGGAAACGTTTGTTTGCTAATCGATTCAATCATCCGTCCCATCGAATCAACGATAAAACCGTAGAAACCTTTCGAAAAATATATTTTACACCACTATAATGAAACCAATATAAAATGTTCGGAGTAAAAAAGTAAACTAAAAGGCATGTTCTTGCTGGAAATCCAAATTGGCGACACCAATCCGGAACTGAAAAAATGGTATGAAGGCGCGATAGAAACCCACAATAGAAACATGGATGAGCAGCCGGAAACGAATGCGGGGTTCGACTTGTGTCTCCCCGAAGACGCGGAATTCAAGGGCATTGACGCGACATTTGTTTCTCTTCAAATCAAGGCAAAAATGGTTGCCGACACTGAGGGGACGTCTGTATCATACACATTGTATCCACGGTCTAGTTTGTCCAAAACGCCATTGATGATGGCCAATCACGTTGGTATCATTGATAGTGGTTATCGAGGACATTTGATTGTGGCGTTTCGCAATTTGGGTGAGGAAGTCTATCATGTTTCGCAATACACGCGGCTGGTGCAGATTTGCCATCCATCGTTGAAGGCATTTCGTGTCAAATTGGTCGATACGCTTGGTGGACATACGGCCCGCGGCGAGGGAGGGTTCGGTTCTACGGGATTGTGAAATGAGCATTATTTATTCCAGCAATTGAAGCAACTGAAAAGATAAATGTTTGTTGTATTGTTGTCTGGGTCAATGTTGTTGTTCGCATTCGCATTGACGTCATTGTTGCTTAATATTGGTCCCAGAGATTCCTTACTTGGCACAGGTTCCTTGCTTGGCACAGGTTCCTTGCTTGGCACAGGTTCCTTGCTTGGCACAGGTTCCTTGCTTGGCAACATTGGATTTTGTTTAGTAGGCACGTCTTCATTAGTGTGGTCTAGATGGATAAATTCGGGGGTTGGAGTATCACTCATATACAATATATCAACACATTATATCCCGTTCCTCGGAGTCAATTTAGTAATTTTTTATTGTCGCGTTGGATAATATAACGATATCCATGAATCTCAACAATGCATATGGTGTTACTATATTGAGTTTGGACCAGAGATACAATGGACGCATCAATTTAGTGGAGGAGAACCCACAACAGAAAATGCAAATGATGGAGAAAATAGCAGTGTCTAACAAGGCCGTGACATACTGTGATTCGTTGAAGGGTCTATGGGAGGACAATGTTTTGGCCCAAGTATTTTTCTCCCGCGAGAACATTCAAATCATTCAAAATGCCATTCGGTCCAATGTATACGAAATGAGTGAAACCAAGTACATCATTCCGCCGCCCAATATGAACAATTTAATGATTATTATGCGTTCGTATTTTTTGGGATACGTACAATTTGGCAACAACGTGCGCGAAGAAGTAGAGGCATTGAATCAATTGGTGGTTGATTATTGCTCCAAAGAATTGTACAGTGCGTCCAAGGCATACATTCAATACGTTCAGGACCAAAGTGTGATGTATATGCCGTTGAAATTGCCCGAACCCAATGAGCGCGATTTCAAACAATTGCAATTGAAAGATTGGGTATGACGCGACAACGAACAAAACAAAATAAACAAATTGCGACCAAACATAATATAAACCATGTCTAATAAATTATTTGATAAATCGTCATCTCTCAAGGCATTCAACAATTTATTTTTTCTGTTTGTGGATAAATTGATTTCCTTGTTTCCCGAACAGGACGAATTGACACAGGCGAAACAGGCTTTTTTAGCCATCAAGGCAATGAATGTTTCACTCATTGTCAAGATTTGGTATCAATATGTATATCTGCCTTATTCCGAATATATAATTTCGGGGGACTTGTCCTTTTTCTTGGAGAAGGATTACCAAGAAGATTTGAATGCGTTGCCAAATGCGAATGAAATCATGAAATTCATCAATACATTTCGTCATCATATACGAGACATGGACCCAATAAATAAACAGGCGTCGATTGAATTTCTTAAAAATTTGACTATTTTGTCCGAATGTTACAACCGGGGGTAAGCGAGCACAGTGAAAATTCACAATATATATAATGTTTAGAGGCGACTTTGTATTTTATTTCAAAATATAATAATCACAAATTGTGTCAAAGATACCACTATTTCTACATAATTTCAAATAATTTATTTTATCCAAGTTGGCTTCTAGAAGACGAATTGCAGATAAATTAAACCAATCGATTTTCTCTGGATTCGCTTCCAAGAGATGGATTGCATTTGGATTTGCAGATAAATAAAACCAGTTTATTTTCTCTGGGTGTTCTTCCAACCAAGGATTATTGTTTATTTTATACACAAATAGTTTCCAATTTTTGGGTTGAACAATTCATATTACTAAAAATTGAACAATTGATTGATTGCAACAGCACTATAGTTTCCATGAGCGAATTTTATCAATTTGTTCGAGACCATCCAGACAACCCCTGGGAATATGGGTACCTAAGCGGCAATCCAAACATTGTGTTGGACGATGTATTGAACGACCCCAACCAAGATTGGTCCGTGTTTAGCTTGAGCGCCAATCCGAGCGTTCGTTTTTGCGATGTCTTGAACCATCCCGAGATATCCTGGAGTTACACGTGTCTGAGTGTGAACCCCAACATTACTTTGCAAGATGTGCTGAACCATCCGGAAAGGCCGTGGAGTTTCCCCAATTTGAGTAGCATCGTCAACATGTATGATGTTTTGGAACATCCAGGAATATTGTGGAATTACAGTTTGTTGAGTTGGAATTCCAAGATTACGTTTCAAGACGTATTGAACTCTCCAACCAAGCCATGGGATTATGAATATTTAAGTATGAATCCCAATATTACGTTTCAAGATGTTTGGGAACATCCCGAAATCCATTGGAATTATCGCAATTTAAGTATGAATTCGGGGATTACATTGCAGGACGCTTTGGACCATCCAGACCGGCCATGGGATTACCGCGAAATGAGTCACAATTCCAACGTTTCTCTCGGCGACGTGTTGGACCACCCGCAATTACCTTGGGACTATTCCAACTTGAGTAAAAATCCCAATATCACATTGTCCGATGTGTTGGAGTTTCCAAACAAGCCATGGAGTGTCAAAGAATTGAGTAGAAACCCCAACATCACGTTTCATGATGTTTTAGAATATCCGGACATTGCATGGGATTATTGCAACTTGAGTGCCAACCCAATGACCAAAGACCGTTATTACAATTTTGATTGCATTTTGAAATAGTGGTCGATTCAAAAATAATCTTTGCAGATTATATAAATTACATAGAAATGACTAAAAGAGGAACCCGTAAACACGTGGGAAACAAACGGAGAACCAAATGCGAACACCCAGCAACCATGTATAGTTTGAACAAGTGGTATGAAAGAATGTTTGAGGAACTGGGTTGGATGGTTTTAGCACAAAAAAAGGGCATGGACGACAAGGTTCAAGTATACAAACACTCACTGGAGCGCTTAAAGACACATTTGGAATGTAAAATCGCATCGGTTCGCGACCATGACCGGAAAGCGGATTTACACATATTGCTCGACAATGTAAACGTATTGATTGCCTACGTGTTTCACTAGTCGGGTCATTAAATGATTGTCTATTCTATACAAGGATACATGCCATTGAAAAAACACCCTCTTTCAATCAACACCAAAGACAAGTTTGACGTCATTTTGTACAATTCTATCGTGCTTTACATCCTTGTGTTTTTGTCGTTTGTGTTTGTTGTCTATCATGCTTATTTGGAAAATTTTATTGTGGTATTGATATTTTTTTCGGTTGGATTGTTGTGCTCCTTTTTTAGTAAAAACATGACAGTGATTTTGTTCTCGGCAATCACTATATCTTTTGTAGTCAAATGGGTTGTAGTAGACGTTGGCAATTTGAATTTAGACAAATTGACATCGCAAATGGAGGGGTTTGACAACCAAGAATCCGAACCGGAAACGAGTAAAAAAAAATCCTCGGATACCAACACTTCGAGTTTAAGTGAAATAATGTCATCGAACACATCAAACAGCATACAAAGAATCCACGAACAGACAAAACAACTCATTGAAACGCAAAAAAACATCATAGATGATGTTGAAAAGTTGAAACCATTTGTCGAAAAAATGACATTGTTCAGCGAAAAATTATCCGAAATGTCTAACAAAAAATAACACGTCGAATAATTATGTTAATCAATACATATGGAAACGGATGATTGCTTGTTCGAAGACATCAGAGACAATATACAAAGTACGGAGATATCCAAAGAATATTTTGTATATTTGTTAGTCAGTACTTTAGGTGGAACGTATGTGGGGGCTACTATTGACCCGTTTCGCCGTTTGAGACAACACAATCAGGAAATTACTGGAGGGGCAGTAGCCACGGGGACAAGAGTGAAACGCGGCGAGATATGGAAGTTGTATTGTTATGTATGTCATTTTCCGACTTGGCAGTCGGCATTGCAATTCGAATGGAAATGGAAACAATTGTCGAGAAAACGGCGGGAAGTCACTGCCTTGCAGAGACGAATGAGTGCGTTGAATGAATTGTTGTCGTTGGAGAGACCTACTCGAAAATCAATTCCCTTTTGTGAATGGCCCATACCTCCGGAGGTCATTCTTGTTACAAATCAATGAATTCCAAACTTCCCGCCATGCTTTCGGGAGTTTTAGGGTCCAACTTGATATCGACGGGTTCCAATATGTTTATTTTTAGGTCGTCGTCTTCGTCTTGCTGTCCCAACTGTTCCAATTTACGTTGGAGAGAACGTGTGGAACTGATTTCTTCCAATCTCTCCAATGTTTTGGGTGCACTGACAATGGTTTCTTGGTTGTTGCCCAAATCCAATACAGAATCGAAATCGTTGAATTTCAATCGACCTTCATTGACCGTGTCTACAGACACGGTTGGTGCAATCGGTACAGTCGGTGCAATCGGTGCAATCGGTGCAATCGGTACAGTCGACATCGACACATCCGAAACCGGTACAGACACAGGCACAGACACAGACGGTGTCGATACAGTAGAAACCGGTTCTTCCTTGATTGTTTCTACGACAACTTCTTCTTCTTCCACACTTTCATCCAAATATGCCAGAATGATTTGTTCTGTAGGAATACTTTCACGAATAACATTCATGATGCATTCCCGGACATAAAACTCCAATTTCTCTTGGTTTTTTTGTTGTTCCAAAGGAGTCAATCCCTTTTCAAACAAAAACATTTTGGAATAAATTTTTCGTGCCACCAAGATATATACTTTGTGAATGAACGTGTCTAATTTTAAAGTGGCCAAATCAATCTTTTTTTGTTTGTTCCCTACGCGAATGCAAGTCAAACATTTCAATTGAATGATTTGCACACAAGTAATCAAATCTTCTAAATAAGAACAACCACTTTTCTCCAAAATACGCTTCTTTTCTTCTTCCACAATAATGGTATTCCATTTGGGGACACGCGACAATAAATTTTGGAATGTCATCAAGTACTTTTGCGGTTCTTTCGTTTCCATACACATATTGCAAGCTTCGTTGTACAACGACCGAATGCCTTCAATGATGTGAGGAGTAAGTGCAGTATACAATCGTATGCACCATTCGTTTTTCGATTCTTCTAAAGAAGATACCACAAAATCGTCCATTTATACCATTATAGTGTTATTTATTAGTTATTGTTTGTTCGCGGTAACCGGTGATAATATTCCAACAATACAAAAATAAGCATTGATTCATTTCGATATTCCAGGCGAACAATATAGAAATTCATGAGCATTTGTGTTCTCACGAATTCATTCTCTTCGTTCTCTCGGAGATAATTCATCCAATCCAATGCGGACAATCCGTATTCTACAATGATGTCCGCAAACACTACCCAATTCGCGGGTTCCTGGGATTTCCACAAATGGGCGAATTCGCGAATGCAGTTGTGTTTTTTCTGCGTCTCTTCCTTCGCCGGTGAATTTTGATGAATCAAATATTGATAAATAGACGTGTGTCCGTCGACGCAAAATTCTGGTACATAGATATCACAAAAGCGCGACAGAATAGGATTCAACAATTTGTTTTTATTTTCAACAACAATAAAAAATCGTGTATTTTTACTAAATGATTCAATGCAGCGTCGAAGTGCCGATTGCCCTTCTGTGGTCAAATAATCGGCATTCAACAGTACAATGGATTTGAATGGCTGTTCTTTGCGATATTGTATATTGATTTTGGCAAAGGATTTCAGTTCTTCGCGAATGAATTTGATGCCCTTGCCTTGGGCGCAATTGACGTACATGACATTTTCCTTCAATTGTTCGCGAGAATTCCCGTAAATAAGTGACAGGAAAAAATGTACCAAGGTTTTTTTCCCGCTTCCCGCCGAACCATGAAACACGATATGAGGTATTTTGTTTTCCTGGTAAAAAAAGCGTAGTTTCTCGCGAATAGGGGCATGCAAGTCATTCATTGACGTTTTTATTTATTTCTATAATGGTTTGATTTTATTATGTATTCTTCTTCTGACCCACGAAATCCGTGTATGTTTGCGTGAATTCATAGAGAGAACCAACAAAGATGCGTTTGTTCAATTCCTCCCGGTAGGATTCTCGAATGTAATCGATGTGGTGTTTATTGTGAAAACAACCGTCTCCGTCCAAGATATTGATGAAACGCGTCGTCGATGCATCAAACTTGTCCATGTGTTGAAATTGATGTTTGATGAAGCGGTACACTTCTCTCATTGTTCGGGTCTGCATACCACCACGAGAGCATACGAATTTCAAATTGAAATAGAGCAATTGGCCGCCCATGAATAATTTTCCGTCCCAATTTTCGGACCATTCGTAACCGTCTCGTTGTGTCATGGGCATTGGATGGGAAATAATTTCGTCCGTGGGGAAATAAATGCGGTCAAAAGTCGGTTTCATGGGTTCCCGCAAGAGTTGCAGAAGATGCTGTTTTTGATATCGTTCGCATTCGTGAAATTTGCCGTTGTTGTACCAGGATTGTTGTTGCCTCCATTCTCGAGTTTGCAACGAGGACGGTGATATCTTCCACGAAGAAACGGTGGAAACCAGCGGCAAGATTCGTTTCATGTGTGTGTGTGTGTGTGTGAGCGTACAAGAAACAATGAAAAATACATCAATTTTTTATTGTTTGGGGGAGGAGAGGCAATAATTATTTCAAACATTCCTGGTCAATCTCCATCGTCTCGCCAACCGTCTCCAGAGGAACAATTTTCAACAAACACTTGGATTTCGTTCGATGAACGGGGTGGACGCATCCCACATCGGTATTCGACACGCCAGACAAACAACGTGCCCGAAAATGTTCATATCTGTTACGGACTTCCGAAAAGGTGAGTCCCGACTTTTTTCCAAGCATATGATTGACTTTTTCGTGCAATTGATACACATATCGCGAAAACGATTCTCGGGAAACGAAATGTTTTTCCACAGGGGGCAATTCTTTGAGATTGGCAACGAAATTGTCGCGACATTTTCCACACGGCAAAACATACCGCAACTCGAGAATAAAATTCCTATAATGTTTTTTCTGCTCTCGCGTGGGCGAGACGGGATAATTAAACGACATGGTGTGTAAGAAATGCCAGAGTGGTGGTCCCCATATGTAGGTCAACATACCATCTTTACTTTGGAAATGTTTGCGCGTGTATTGGACACTATTCCAATGTTTGCGTTTTCGAGTGTATGTTTTTCCCATATATATTACTTGTTGAAAAACAAAACCCCATTATAGAACAATCTAAACGAATGAAACCGTTCAAAGGAGTTTAGAAAAAATAAAAACAAAATATATAATGGCAGGAATTTATACAATTTTATACAAATGGACGTATCCGTATTATCGCAACATTTTAATATGTTTGCTGGTGGTCTTGTTTTTCGTGGTAGGATATTATGGTTACCGGCGGTTCAGAATAAACATCAGCGAGAAGTACAAGAACGTGGCAAACGCGAATGTTCGCAATCCGGAGATTGTAATTTATTTTTTCTACGCGGATTGGTGTCCCCATTGCACCAATTCCAAGCCAGAGTGGTCATCCTTCTCTTCGGAATACAACAACAAAATCGTCAACAATTACCGAATTGTTTGCCGGATGGTGAATTGTACGGACGACACGGAACCCGAGGCATCCCAATTGATGAGTTTGTACAAGGTAACATCGTTTCCTACCGTAATCATGGTGAAGGACGAGAACACTATAGTGTATGATGCCAAAATCAAGAGGAATACTTTGGAGAGTTTTGTAATTTCGGCAACATCCTCTTAGCATCTTGTTTGCCTGATTCAATCAAGCGTTTTCTCTCTTCCATACACGAACACACCATATAAACATCATACAAATTGGTGGGTCGTTGTTGTATATTGATTTCGTATTTCAGTGGGGGGAGGGTGCTGGGAGAGGGGTTCAATTTCGTCAAAATACATTGAATGATGTACAAAATATAATCCAACAGATTGGAAGATTGGTCGACGCGCACAACGTCTTGGTCACTTTTGCATTTGCAGACGCCGAGTACCGTTTCTCTCCAATCGTCGGTTTCGGACTCGGAGACATTGTCTGGATGCATTGTTTCGACAAAGGATTTCAAAGGATAATTCTCGAGAAAGCCACCATCTACAAAGCAATCGTCGTTCTGAATGAAAGGAGAAAAAAGAATGGGGAGACAACACGAACAATAAATGACATCAATAAGTTTCCAATGGGGATGTGTAGAATAGGAAAAATCAATCAAACGAAATTGGGGTGCATTGATTTCCGTCGAGTAACAATGCAAATCAATACCGGTAAATTTGTAAAATTCTTCCAACGTAATATCCACCGACAATTCCTTTCCCTCCAGCAATGGCTTGAAGATGTTGCAAAAGACATTGCGGTCAAAGAGACCTCGGCGGTCAATGGAAGAGCAAATGGTATTGAAATTGACGTTGAACACTTGGTTCCAAGGACGTTTTACCATGAATTCGTCCATCATATTCCAATCGTAATTCAAAGACAACAATACACCTAGCATACTTCCCACGGAAGTGGCGTGGATTGTACGAAGTTCATTTATTGAGAATACCCCGTTTAGCACACATTCTCGCAAGGCGCCATAACACGAAAACCCAAAGACACCGCCCCCCGACAATATTAAATGTTGAATCATTTTTTATAATGTTAAAATAAAATGTCTTCCTGTTTTTTATTCGTAAACGACGAAGATACGAATAAAAAAATAAACATTGACGATTTGTATGAAAAAAAACACAAACAAGACTTGAAACAATTGTCGATTTTCAATAAAATTCTCAATCGCATTCACAAACGCATCGAAACCACGGGACGTGTCAAAACCAAAGAACACTATATATGGTTTCAAGTTCCGGGTTATCTCTTTGGAGAACCGTTGTACGACGAATCCCACTGCATTGCCTATATTGTTTCGAAGTTGGAAGACAATGGTTTTCATGTACGCTACATTCATCCCAATACACTGTTTATTTCCTGGGAACACTGGATACCAAGTTACGTTCGCAACGAAATACGGCGGAAAATGGGGGTTGTCATCGATGAACGGGGAAGAGTCATTAAAAATGGGGAAGGACAGCGTGACAAAAGTAGCGAAGAGGACGACATCAACTCGGGGTTGTACAAAACGTCCGGAGAAGTCAATGCAGGAAAACATCGGGACAAGGACAACAAGGAGAAAAAATACACCTCCATCAAACAATACAAACCTACCGGAAATTTAGTTTACGACAACCAATTGTTCGAAACTATCGAAAAGCGGGTGACATTTGCTTAAGTCGCATGTTCAATTCGTTGACCGCTATTTCTACACCATCTGTGCGGGTTTCGAGGTCATTTACTCGATAATCCCGGAAAATATCTTCGTACGAATCACAACCATGCAAATCGTAAACCAATTCGTACAACAACTCTTCTTTCTGGCAAAGAAGCAAATATATTCGCAGCAATTTGTATTTCTCCGTCAACGACCAATTCAACAAGGAGTTTGAATCCTCTTGGTTGAGTTTCTCGAGAATGTCTGTGCAATCTTGGATGTCCATTTTGTATGTTGAATTCAATATATTGGATTGATTGATAAAAATCAATTTTTTCGTTTGTGAAACGGTTTTAGCGAAAAAATTGATAAACTATATAAACATAACTCATTGACATTATAGATTTGTGATGCTTCCTGAAAAAACGACCAAAAGCAAGAACAAAACTCAAAAATGCAAAAATAGATTCACAAAGGAGGAAAAGGAATTGTTGTGGCGAGAATTTACACTTGCACCGGAAGAACCCGCCATTCCGGAAATCATTGTGGCCAATCCGGAACCCAAGGATTTGTGTTATGCCTGCGGTTCAACGTTGACCATTATGGAAGATGGGTTTCCGACATGCAGCAATTTTTATTGTGGTATTATTTACAAAGATACATTGGATTATTCTCCCGAGTGGCGGTTTTATGGTGCGGAAGACAGACATGGAACGGATGCGACACGGTGTGGCAACCCAGTGAATCCGTTGCTCAAGGAATCGTCATTTGGTTGCAAAGTATTGTGTGGTCCTCGCGCATCCTATGAAATGAAGAAGATACAGAAATGGACGGAATGGCAATCAATGCCACACAAGGAAAAGGCCCTCTATGACGAATTTCAGTTCATCAGTAACATGGCGCAGAATTCTGGAATTTCCAAAATTTTCATTGACGACGCCATGATTATACACAAGAACATTTCGGAACAGAAAATGTTTCGGGGGCTGAATCGTGACGGAATCAAAGCCGCATCTATATATATTGCTTGTCGGATTCACGGAAACCCGCGAACGGCGTATGAAATTGCCGAGATATTTTGTTTGGACAAGGCCAGTGCAACCAATGGTTGTTCCATGGCCGTCAATATTTTGAACAATATTGAACGGAGCCATGGTTTAGACATGGGGTTCAACGAATTGTATAAAAAAATTACACCATCGTTGTTCATTGAGCGGTTTTGTAGCAAATTGAATATGACGACGGAACTCATTTTGTTGGCTAAATTCATATCATTGAAAATAGAAAGGGAAAATTTGATTGATGACAATACACCCCATGCCGTAGCGGCAGGTATTATTTATTTCATATCAGAACAATGCAATTTAGGAATTACCAAACCCCAAATCAAATCCATAACAGGAATCAGTGAAGTAACAATCAACAAATGCTTTCAAAAACTATACCACCGGCATAATCAAGTGGGTAAGGAACTGATACCAACAAGTTTATGTTGTAAAAGGGCAACTGTTTTACACCCTTGAAGATTTACACCTTTTAACATTTCAAATGCCGATTTTTATATATTGATTTTACATTTTTGTATTTTTTAACGCAAAAGTCGGCTTTTAAATGTCCAAAGGTGTAAAACTTGAATAAAATACTATTTATTTCACTCTTCTTTTGGATATATTCCTTAAATTTTGTTAAGTAATTTAACTAATAA